TTTTATTTTTTCTTTTTTTTTATTTTCTATTAAAAATTTTTATATCTTTGTTTTAAGCAATAGTAAAAAAAACTAAATTTATATTCAATCATAATACGGCGCCTCGTCCTCCTTTTTCTATTGCTAGGGGCGCCTTTTTTTAAAAAACATATGGAAACATTTAGAGTAGTTTGCATAAACGACAACGCAAGGCCATTAAGATACAATGGGCCTTGGATTGAAAAAGGAGAAGTATACACTGTTATTGATGCTAAATATCTTGCACAACAAAGAATGACTGTTGGGTATAAATTATCTGAAATAGATATGCCTAAGGATTCTCCTTATCAATATTTTTTATCTAATAGATTTAAGCCGTTAACTGAAGATGATTTAGAAGCAGAGGCAGCTCTTGAAGATTTAATGCAGGAAATATACGATGATTCTTACGCCTGATTTATTTATAGAGTTGAATAAATTCAACAATATAATATTTAAAGACTCTAATCACAGCTATTACATAAACGATAAGAAAGCAGTTTCTTGTACTGAATTTATTTCTACGTTTAAGAAGCCATTTAAAAAAGATATAATTGCAGAAAAGTACGCTCAAAAAAATGGAATGTATACCTGGGAGGTTGTTTCAGAATGGGACAATATTAAAAACAAAGCTATATCATTAGGCAATAACTTTCATAAACATGCAGAACTTAGGTACGCGTCTAAAGAATATGAAACATCTGAAGAAGAGCTTCCTTCTTGGTATAAGTTAGTTTTTGAAGAGTTTTATCAAGAAACAAAATCTTATCTTATTCCAATCAAATCTGAATGGATTGTAGGTGATGAAGAGTTGCTTATTTGTGGAACACTAGATCAGTTATTTTATAATACAAAAGAAAAAGAATTTCAAATATGGGATTATAAAACCAGTAAAGATATAAGTAGATACAGCAAATATAAAAACAAAATGATTAACGGTCTTAGTCATTTAGATGAATGCGAGTACAATATTTATTCTATACAATTGCAAGTTTATAAAAAAATTATAGAGAAAAATACAAACATAAAAATAGGAGATTGTTATATTTGCTGGGTTAACCCTAAAAACGAAAGAATTGTGAATATAAAAACAAGAGACATGAGTGAGGAGGCTGACAGAATGTTTTCTATTAGATTTGCTGCGTGACAACCTCTTCGTTATATTCCAGTAATAAACTTAAACAAGTAATAAAAAACAACACACCTCACTTTATTTTAAAATCATATATATCTACAAAGTTTGAGTTTGATAGGAGAGTCCCTCAGTACCACCTTTATTGGTATAATTGCAAAAAACAACTCTTTGAAGACAATCATAAATACAAATCAATGTCCTGTAAAGAAATGAATAAAAAAGAAAATTTTTTTTTCAAATCTATACTAAACGAATATAAGGAAGTTGTAAATAATAATCATGGTGTTATATGGGAAAACAAAAAACTAGGCTTTGATAAAAACCTAGTTCTCGTTAAACAAATGAAATTATTTTTAATCTAATATTTTTAGTATTCTTCCTGTGGATTTTTCAACTCTAGCCCTTTTCATTCTAAAATTGGTCTCCCTACATTGAACAAATCTTATTACAACGTCTTTTGCTTCTTCTGATTTTCTTATATTCTCTGGTTCATACCTAGAATGTGCTTGAGCATTTATATATGCAAATGCTATCCCAAATATTGCATCATCATAATCATACCTAGCGTCTGAAGCTTGATACCTTGTTTGCCTACTCGTTGTTGAACTTCTCAAATCCTTCTCTACAAATGTTTTTAATTGCTCCCAAAGCCAAGGAACATCTATGTTGTTGGCATAGGCCTCTAACATTTCTTCTATCTTTGCAATAATTCTGGGAGCAGTGTTTGTTTTATTTGATATTCCAAACCATTTACCCCCATGTGTTTGAAAATACTCTGGCAATTGAGTATTTGCAGTAAACTTGCCCTTAAATCCATGCATTTCTTGAAAGTCAACATGCATATCTCCAATATTATTCTCTACTAATTCCTTCACGCCTCCTCTTTTTTGTTGGTCGTAGTATAAACTTTGTAATAATACCTGTAGATATGTCTGTTTAAACTTTCTGTCTCTATGAAAAACAACAGAAGACACGCTATTCGTGAGAGAATCCCATATAGCGCTACACATCATTGAGTGCCCTGTCTCTGAATTAACAGGGTCTGTTCCTTGATACCATCTATTTTTCCAAACTTCATTCTCTGGTGGATGGTGTATTATGATTGATGAGGTAGAAACATTTTCTCTTGATTCTGTTTTAACCCACCTAGCTCCAATTATCCTAAATTCAGTTATTAAATCAGGGGTCGGTTGTGAAAAATCCATAATAGGCTCAAAATACCCATATTCTATTGGGACGTCCCTACCATATATATCGTTTAGTCTTTGATTACAAGTGTGTATTGGTACAAGGGTTCTTGATTTTCTGATGAACATATCATCAATGGTAATCGGGTAGTGCTGATGGAACTGAACTTTAGCAAGTTCCCCTTTTTTAGTTCCTTCGAGTGCCAAATAAGCTGTTCGCTCATTGTTGATGTGCTTATCAGTGACTCCTCTTCTTGCGTATGCGTTGAAAAATAGTGGTATAATTCCATATTCATAGTTTTTTTCTCTCCATTGTTTTAAACACATTTTAAACTCTGATTCAAAGACAGAGCCACCCTTATCCATTTCACCTCCTGTACCCCATGCCATGAATTGTTGTTGCATGGACATCTTACCAGTTTCTGGATTATACTTAAACAAGGCAGGCCTACCCTCTCTCATCATTTCTCCAAAGATTTCAAACAGACCAATCTCATCTACAAACACAGCGGATGGTGAACCACCATTAATAGCATCTATCTGTGGACTATCTACCTGGAATCTAGAGCCTCCACCTTCTTCTCTTCCCTTCCTCCCCCCTCTTTTCTCTAAAGACATCACTTGATCTGTCCAGTTTTTTACTTCTTGAGCAAGAAACACAGGAACCTTAGTAAAAGCCCATTTTACTTTATCCCTAAATATTTCTATTCCTTTTCTTTCAGAATGAGTTACAAATTTAATGAAGTATGATTTGTTGAGGTTTACTCTTTTCATACCTGCAAGACACATAGTAGTGGTGAAACCTATTTGACGAGCCTTTCCAATCATCATAGAGTGCCCACAATCAAATAAAAACAACAAAACCCTTTGTGCTTCCCAAGCTTTATACTTGAGCATTCCGTTTTCAGACTTGTCTTCCTTAATCCATCCGTACTTGTTACAAAAATAAAGGGAGTTATCTTGACACCTGGTTATTTCTTCTGTTAACCAATCGTATTGGTCTTCTTCTGTATGAAAATCAGTTAGTTCCGTTTCGTCTCTTAACCAAGATTCAGATTGTCTGCAATATAATTCAAAAGGAATATATTTAACTTTATTTTGCCAACCGGTATTAATTGAATCAACCCAATCAACAAAATCTTTTGGATACTCAAATTCTTTATATTTTGGTTTCCATTCAGTTGTTAATATTCCATTTTGAGCTATACCGTCTTTTTTTACATCGGCAAATAGCATAGTAATCTAGTGTTTACATCCGCAATCAGCCTCTTTGGCTTTTTGCTTTTTAATTTTTTGACCCTTAGCATAAGCCTTCTTGATTAGCTTTGGGTCAATGCCTGATTTTTTATCTAGGTATGGCACTATTATTTCTTTTTTTTCTTCATTTGAAGCATCATTAAAAAAGCATTACCAAACTTTTTCTTTGCTCCTTTTGTAGTTTTAGCCGTATCAGAAACTTTAGCTTCTGATTTTCCTTTAGCTTTAGGGCTCATTTCCTTCTTGTCCATGTTAAATTTTGCTTTGTACATTTTACTTTGTTTTAATTGTTTATTTATATTTATTTTTCATTTTGCTCGTAAACATTTTTAAGTTTTTTCATTTCAATAAGAGTTTTTCTCATTGGGGTAATATAAGGAGTCTTAGTTGTTTTTGTTTTTAGCGGAGAGTTATCCAGGTAATCTTTAAATGTTGTTACACTTTTTGTTCCTGCTGGGTTAAATAAAGACTTTTTATTTTTAGGGTTTTTAACGGCAACAGCGACATCTGTTTCTCCTTTTCTTATAGCTTTTTTAGCCTTCATTTTAGCGAAAGGACCTTCAAAGTAACCTTTGCTTTGTAATTCAACCTGTTTCTTTTTTTTAGGTTCTGGTTCTCCTTTGTTATTAGATTTGCTCACTTTTCCGTAAGCAGCTGAAATTTTAGATTTTAAATTCATTTTATTTGTTTTTATTTGTTTGTATATTTTTCTGTCATATTCATAGCGTCTACAAGAGAGTTATATCTTTTTGCGCTTGTAATTCCCTCTTCATATTTAGGGTATTCTTTTTTATATTTTCTTTGGCGAATAAGGTCTTTAATAGAGTTTGCCCCTGTAAATTTTATCTGTCTATCCTCCATTCTTGCTGTTTCTATTTCTCCAGGAACGCGCATACCCTCCTCGTTTTCATACCCCTCCATCTTTTTCTTATCGTATCCTGTGGCCTTCTGCACTATACTAGGTATCAGCTTCTTTTTTTCTACACCCCTATATACTTCAACTTTTGGATTGCTGTAGTATTTCGTTGTGTTTATTCTTCGGTTATTAGTCTTAATGCCCATGCCTTTGCGAGATTTTGTTTCTCCTCTTTCTAGTCTAACAACAGTACCTTTTCTTGTGTCGCTAGGTTGTGAATAAGCAGGGCCACTTGGAACTTCTATTTTTTCTAAACGTCTTGTAGGAGCAGTTAATTCAGGTCTTTTAAGTTCCATCCTTTGTATTTCTCTTTCATCGGGAATATTTTCATCTGGAGGACAATTGTATCCAGAACAACCTGGGTTTTCTTTGTATTTTGTTTTAAAGTTGCTTCTTCTTTCTAAGAATTTGTTGTCATCTATGTTTGTAGAGTTCAGCTCTAACAACTCATTGTTTTTTGTTGTTAGGTATTTGTACTGCTTATCGCTGATTTGACCCGCTTTTTTCATCTCCTCTACTTTTGCAGAGCGATTTTTGTACTCTTCTTGGGCTTTCTTTTTTCTTTCATCATCACCAGGGTTGGTTCTTAGAATGTCGTAAGTTCCATCTTTAGCGAGGACTTTTTTTAGTACAGTGTTTTTCTTAGGAGGAAGCATTTCATCTTTTTTTTTGTATACAACTGGTCGAGGTTTTTCTATAGCATATAAGGGCTTACTAGATTCTTTTATATAAAACTGTTCTCCTTTTTTATAAGGTAAATTCTCATACTTTAAATTTCTTTTCTTTACTTCAGCGCCGTTTTCATAAAGGTTTTTATAATAATTATATTGTTTTATCTTATCATTATAAGCTTTAATTCTCGGGTCCTTAGGGTCGCTTACATAAATTGTCTTTAAACTTTTAGGAGGAAGCATATTAATTTTTATTGGTTAAATCAATTTTTTTATCTTTAACTAATTTCCCCTTTTTTGTAACTTTTATTTCTCTAAAAATTTTCTTTTGACCGCTATCGTTGTATGAATAGTCTCTGATTGTCTTGGTTTTTCTTGGGGTGGCTATTGTCTTTGTCATGTTAAGGTCTCCAGCCATCCAAGGGGCTTTTACCATATTACCCTTACCATCACTTATATAGGTATTATCTTTTACTGTTACAGTTTTTCTTTTTTTATTTATTTTCTTTTCTTTATCACCAAGGATTCCTTCGTTTAGCGTGTTTTTTAATGTAGAATATTTTATCATGGTGACGTTATAATA